TCATACAAATGAGAGAAAGCATATAAGTGAACGATTGTCAAAACTTTTTCCTGATTTTGAATTTAAAGTTGCTGGCGAAACTGGTATTGATATTACAGTCAAAGGAAACGATAAATCTCAAGTATTGACAGACTTTAAAGAATCTGATATAATACACTTTTTTGGAGATAAATGTGATAAAGGCGGAAATGATCATGAAATTGCGTTGGCAGTACACGATAGACTTGGAAAAAACTCGGTATTTCAAGTGCAGAATTGGAGAGAAACGTGGGAACACTTAAAGTTGGAATAACAGCATCTACCTTTGATTTATTACATGCTGGTCATATAAGTATGTTAAGAGAAGCTAAAACAAAATGTGATCATTTAATATGTGCATTGCAAGTTGATCCTAGTTTAGATAGACCAGAAAAGAATAAACCAGTACAAACTTTAGTTGAACGCTATACGCAATTAGCTGGTGTAAAATTTGTCGATGAAATTGTACCATATCAAACTGAGCAAGACTTAGAAGATATTTTAAATATGTATCCTATAGATATAAGAATCATCGGTGAAGAATATAAAAACGGTAAATTTACTGGTCGCGCTATTTGTTCAAAGCGTGGCATAGAGATATTTTATAATAAAAGAGACCACAGATTTTCATCTAGTGATTTAAGAAAAAGGGTATGCGATGGGCAAAAGAAGTGATTTTGAAAGAGTAGAAAGAGATTTTTATCCTACACCAAAAGCGGCAGTTTTGCCGCTTTTGCCACATTTGCCCGATAGTTATTTTACTTTTATAGAACCTTGTGCTGGTGATGGCAGACTTACAAAACATTTACATTTTAGTATGAATTGCAAATCATTATCAAACACAGATATAGAACCTAGAGTTGATTGGATAAAACAAAAAGATGCATTTGATATATTGATCGATGATAATGTAGATTATGTAATAACTAACCCACCTTGGAATAGAAAATTTCTACATCCATTTATAGAGTATTTTGCGCCAAAGCGTCCAACTTGGTTGCTATTCGATGCTGATTGGATGCATACAAAGCAGAGCGAACCTTATATGAAAATGTGTTCTAAGATTGTAAGTATAGGTAGGGTCAAGTGGATAGAAGGAAGTAAGGGTGTTGGTAAAGATAATTGTTGCTGGTATCTATTTCAAGAAAAAGCGCAGAGAACACAATTTTATGGTAGACAATCATTATAGAATATGCTATAATGGTACAATAAACACAGGAGAATTATATGTCGGTAATGGACAAACTCAAAAAGAACTCAAAACTAAAGAATACTGAAGTTCTTTCGGAGTCTAAATTTTTTAATAATAAAGAAAAAGTTTCAACATCTGTACCTATGATAAATGTTGCACTTTCTGGATCAGTAGATGGTGGTCTTACTCCCGGACTTACTGTACTCGCTGGACCATCTAAGCATTTTAAAACTTCATTTACGCTGCTAATCGCTGCGGCTTATCTAAACAAGTATCCTGATGCTATTATGCTATTCTATGACTCAGAATTTGGCTCACCCGCATCTTATTTTGAACAATTTGATATTGATACGGCTCGCGTTCTGCATACACCAATCACTAATGTCGAAGAATTAAAATTTGATCTTATCGGTCAGCTAGAAGGTTTAGATCGTAAAGATCGTGTTATTGTTGTTATTGACTCTATTGGTAATCTTGCATCTAAGAAAGAAATGGAAGACGCAATCAACGAAAAATCTGTGGCTGACATGTCACGGGCAAAAGCACTCAAGGGTCTATTCAGAATGTGTACGCCATATCTTGCTATGAAAGATATTCCTATGCTTGCCGTAAATCACACATATAAAGAAATTGGTCTGTTTCCCAAAGATATTGTATCTGGTGGCACAGGCATTTACTATAGTGCAAATAACATTTGGATTTTAGGAAGGCGACAGAACAAAAAAGGCACCGATATTATGGGTTACGATTTTGTTATCAATGTTGAAAAATCTAGATTTGTTAAAGAGAAATCAAAGATTCCGATTACAGTTTCTTGGGAAGGTGGTGTAGCACCTTGGTCTGGATTGTTAGAAGTTGCAATGGCTGGAGGTTATGTTGTTAAACCAAGTAATGGTTGGTATAGTGCTGTAAATATGACAACAGGTGAAGTATCAGATAAGAAAGTTCGTGAAGCAGGAACATTAGAAGAATCTTTTTGGAAACCCATATTTGATACCACAGATTTTGCGGAATTCATTAAAAAGCAATATACCATAGGGTATCAAACCGAAGTTGATATGGAAGAAATGCTGGAGCAGGAAGAATGAAAGAAAATATAGACTACGAATTAATTTCATCAAAAGAAGATGATAACTCTTGGAATATACGTTTCTTAACGGGATTGTATACTGAAACTGTAGTGCAGATTGGTACAATAACATTAAATGACGAACCTCCTGAAGATAATGGTGATCACCATATGTCTTTTGATTTTAGTGTAATATATTCTCCTGATACAGAATTAACATCAGAAGATGTTAATTTGCAGGATGTAGTTGGAGATACAATCCTAAGTATAATTGAAAGAAGCATAGCAAGAGAACAAGGAAGTGTGTTGACTTCTGGCAAATAATGTTGTATAATTACAAAATATTAGATAAGAGGTTTTGAATGACTAATCCGCAGTATCCAGTTTATATCATATCTAAAGGTCGATCTGATTCAATGGTGACATCCAGATCACTCTCGCGTATGAAAATTCCACATTATATTGCAATTGAGCCACAAGATGAAGCTGATTATGAAAAAGCTTTAGACAATTTTGCAATTAGAGACTATGTGACACTTCTAATAGCACCGTTCTCAAATCACGGTGACGGACCAGGTCGCGCTAGAAACTGGTGCTGGGATCATTCAATGACTTTGGGCTTTGAACGTCATTGGGTTCTTGATGATAATATATCTGATTTTTACAGATTACATGAAAACAAACGTATTAGAGTTGAGACTGGTGCAATATTTAAAGCAGCGGAAGAATTTACAGATAGGTACACTAACGTCCCTATCTCTGGCTTTCAGTATCGTTTCTTTATTGCGCCAAATCAAAAGTATCCACCTTTTGTTAAAAACACAAGAATTTATTCATGCTTATTAATTGCAAACGATTGTAAGCATAGATGGCGTGGTAGATACAATGAAGATACTGATATTTGCTTGCGTGTGTTGAAAGATGGTGACTGTACCATTCAATTCAATGCTTTCATGCAGGGTAAACTTGCAACGCAAACATTAGGTGGTGGTAATACGGCTGAGTTTTATCATGCTGAAAATACAGATAAAAAGAGTATTGTTACTGGTAAAGATTTGAAAGACACTGGTTATAATAGTCTTGGTACTGCAAACAAATCTCAGATGTTAGTTGATATGCATCCAGACGTAGCACGAATGGCTTGGAGATATGGTAGATGGCATCATTATGTTGATTACTCACCTTTCAAGAAAAATATGTTAAAATTTAGAAATGATTACGTTCCCGTTAAAGGTAACAACGAATATGGACTAAAACTTGTAAGTGATGAAAAGTATAAACTTAGAAATTATGGAGCAAAAAAGAATGTGTAGTTTTATCGAAGATACTGTAACACAAACTAGAAATAAGAAACATTTTCGTCCAGATTGCGATTTTTGTGGTAAACCAAATTCAGCCCACCAAATCAATGGTAATGAAGAAAATGATATTAGATTTGGCACACCTAAATATCGTGTGTACATTGATCATCTAACAAAGCAAAAATACTATGCTTGCGGTTGTTGTCATGAAAGATTACGTCCAGGCAATAAGCCTAAAGACACAATAATTCACTGGAAAGAGGTTCTAAATCAATATGGATAAAAAAGTAGAAGAAAGCACCGAATACGATAACTTTATGGATCACATGGGCGAAACGATCCATGAGGCACCATCTTTGGCAGACTTTGTTGACATTGATGATAATAAAGATGATTGGGAAAAACATTGGGTAGGTATGCCCACATATAAGCAGGAAGAAAATAAAACTTACAAAACAGTTTATATGCATTTTCGCAATGCTGAAGATTATAAAGAATTTTGTGAACTAATTGGTCAAGCACTGACTATGAAAACTAAAAGTGCTTGGTATCCAGCTTTAGACCGTGAAGCTAATAGTCTACTACGCTGGATTGAAGAGGAATGATAGAATGATTGAACGAATTTATATTCCAACAGTTAGACGTACTGACAATCAAATTACATTCAACAATCTACCCGAAGAACTAAAGAAAAGAGTCATTATGGTTGTAGAGCCAGGCGAACGGCAACTCTACAATTATGAATGCGAGTATCTACTAGTACCAGAAAAATTAGTAGGGACTTGGACTCAATTAGCAGAGACTAGATTGATGATTCATAAACACGCTGGTGCAATAAAATATGCTGTTCTGGATGATGATGTTATTATCAAAAGAAGAAACGCTAAGTATTGGACAGGTAAATCTAATATGGAAAAGTCTAAGCGTTTTGCCACTAGTGAAGAAATTTCAGATATGTTTGAAATCGTAAGTAAGTGGCTGGACGAAGAATCTATAGGAGTTGTAGGTATTTCGGATGCGGGAACACCTCCTGCGGATACAGTATATACAGACACAATGCCTGTATATACTTATTTGTTTTATGACGGAAAAATGTTATCGAAAGTAATTGATGAAATGGATATTACCACACTACGAATAGCCGAAGACCTTCTATTTCTTTTTGAGGCACTATCACGTGGCATCAATACCAGAAAATCAAATGAATTTATGTACGATAATAGGAGTATGGTAGATAAGAACTTAGCTGAATCTAGGGAAGTCTGGACAGGAATGTTTGAAAATAAAGAAGATAGACCAGATAATTATTATCAGAGTGATGAACACTATAAGTCACTAAAGTATATTCAGAAAAAGTATCCCCACATAATAAAGATTTTTAAAGATGAAAATGGGAAAAAGAAAAATCGTATTGCTTGGAAGAAGATATATAAACCAATTAACTATGGTCCATCACTGGAAGAATTTTTCGATGTTTGATTTTAGTTAGAAAATTTTTATATTGACGTTTTATCGGAAATATAGTATAATTTTTATTATACAATAAAGGAAATATAGTGAGCAATATTGAACAAGTAATCTTAAAGAATATCCTGAATGACGAAGAATATATGAGAAAAGTATTACCTTTCGTTCAACCAGAATATTTTGAGGGCGTGTATAAAACGCTATTCAATCAAGCTGGCAAATTTGTCGGCAAATATAATAAACTGCCAACTGCAGAAACATTTAAAATAGAATTAGATGAATCTGGTGTGCTAAATGAAGAAATGTATAATCAAGCGCATGATATTATACCTCAGCTATTTGATGATGAAAAATCAGATCAAGAGTGGCTATTAGATCAGACTGAAAAGTGGTGCCAAGATCGTGCATTATTTAATGCTGTTATGGAATCAATTAGTATTATTGATGGTAAGCATCAAACACTTACTAAAAATGCACTACCTGAGATTTTGACAAAAGCCTTAGGCGTTTCTTTTGATACGAATATCGGTCACGATTATCTCTTAAACTTTAATGAAAGATATGAATTCTATCACCAAGAAGAAGAACGATTACCCTTTGATCTTGAATATTTTAATCTTATTACAAAAGGTGGTCTACCAAGAAAAACTTTGAATATTATTCTTGCTGGCACTGGTGTTGGCAAATCATTGTTTATGTGTCACCAAGCTGCCGCAGCACTGACAGACTGTAAAAATGTTTTGTATATTACTATGGAAATGGCAGAAGAAAGAATTGCAGAACGTATTGATGCTAATCTATTGAATATTCCTATAGATCAAATAACAACTCTAACCAAAGAAAACTTTGTTGAAAGGGTTGCGAATATATCCAAGAGAACAAACGGTAAATTGATTGTTAAAGAATATCCCACGGGTCAAGCAAATACCGCACATTTTAGAAGTTTGTTAAGTGAGCTAAAGTTAAAGAAATCTTTCACACCAGATATTATTTTTATTGATTATCTAAATATCTGTGCCAGTTCAAGAATGAAAGGTATGGGAGGGTCTATTAATTCTTACACATATATCAAAGCAATTGCAGAAGAAATGCGCGGTCTTGCAGTCGAGTTTAACCTCCCGATTGTTTCAGCAACACAAACGACTCGCTCTGGTTATGGCAACTCAGATGTTGGGCTTGAAGATACGTCCGAGTCTTTTGGATTACCCGCTACTGCCGACCTCATGTTTGCAATCATTTCAAATGAAGAACTTGAAAGCATGGGTCAACTCGCGGTTAAACAATTAAAGAATAGATATAATGATCCTACATATAAGAAAAGATTTGTTATTGGTGTAGATCGTGCTAAAATGAGACTCTTTGATGTTGATGAATCAGAACAAACGTTGGTAAATGATGTTCCTGTTTTTGATAATACACCTCAAGGTGCAGATTTAGATAAATTTAAGGATTTTAAATTATGAATAGAGCAACATGGCTTGTAAGTCAAATACAACAATATGGATATAAAAGAGGTGCAGAGTTAGGCGTTTTGAGAGGTCCTACATTTAAATTTGTAGTGAATAATACGTCTAATTTAGAGCATATAGGAGTTGATGTTTTTTGTCCTGATAATATATGGAAAGAAAAATCAATTTCTACTACTAAAGAATTACTTGAAGTGCCTGCTTTGAATTGGTACCAAGAATTGTTAGATTTTTGTGAAGAAAATAAACCTGCTAGAATTATAAGAGATTTTACTCAAAATGCCTGTCATGATATTAAAGATGGTTCTTTAGATTATGTTTTTATTGATGCTTCACATGATCATGATAGCGTAAAAAGAGATATAACACTATGGACTCCTAAAGTTAGAAAAGGTGGTATGGTATCGGGTCATGATATAAATGAAATACCTGTTGCCATGGCTGTTGCTGCAACAACACCTAAACATGATGTTGGTCCTGATAATGTATGGTGGTATATAAAATAATGGTAAAACAAGTACAAGCAGAATGTTTAGTTGTAACGAGTGAGGAATGTGCAGAACTTACAAAAGAATGTATGAAAATTTTAAGATTTGGCTTAGATGATGAAAAACAAAAAAATCTAATAAGTGAATTGGGTGACGTACAATGTATGATTAAATTAACGTGTAATCACTTTAATTTAGATGTTGATAAAATATCGGAAGCCTCAGACAATAAATATAATAAACTGAGAAAATGGAGTAACCTAATCAATGGATGAAAATACTGAATTAGGAAATAGGATAGAAGAATTGTGGAATTATTTTCATAACGTCACTTCAGACCTAGAAGAAAAAGAATACACACATTTAGAAATGGCTGGTTTAATGATGGCATATTCATTAAAGCTATATCGAATGAAATTGGATGATCGATCATATCAAGGTATGTTGAACTATATTTTCCAACAACATAGTGCTATGATGAATCAAGAAAAGCTGCCTACTTTACATTAAGGATTTATATTATGAAAGTTCTATTAAGAGCATATACACAACCACACGAATCTCCTGGTCTGGAAGATATCCAAGAACTTATAGCATATTGTGCTAGAGTTTCAAATCCTTCAAATCAAATCAATAACGAGACAAGCGAAAAATTATTAAAATATTTGATTAAACATAAACATTGGTCGCCTCTTGAAATGGCATCAGCTACTATGGAAATTGAAACCACAAGAGATATTGCCCGACAACTTCTGCGCCATAGGTCGTTCTCATTTCAAGAGTTTTCTCAGAGATATGCCAATGTTGATGAATTTGGCGATAATATGTTTGAACTTTGTGAAGCAAGACTTCAAGATACTAAAAATAGACAGAATAGTATAGAAACAAATGATGCCGATTTGCAATCTGCATGGAATATAATGCAACAAGAAACAATTGATAAAGCCGAAGAAGCGTATCTTTGGGCTATAGGAAATGGTATAGCCAAAGAGCAAGCAAGAAAAGTTTTACCAGAAGGACTTACAATGTCGCGTCTGTACGTCAACGGAACTCTAAGATCGTGGATCCATTACATAGAACTAAGAAGTGGTAATGGAACTCAAAAAGAACACATGAATTTGGCAATTGCATGTGGTGAAGCTATCAGCAAAATATTTCCTTTAGCCAAGGATATAATGCAGGGAGAATAAAAATGGGAAAAAAACTTTCAACTTATTGGTCCGATAATAGTAAAGATTATTGTGAAATTCATTTTGATTATAAAGAAGAATATGCATATATAAAATATTTTACTGGAGATGGAATAAAATACTTTGAAGAAACCTTTCCCAATAATTCCCTTAGATATGTAGAAGATGCTGCAGAAAATTGGGCATTAGGATATAAAGATTTATCACCTGAACATCATACACAATATACATTAAAATTTGGTTGACAAATGATTTTTTATATGTCATAATACACATATAAACGAATCAGAACAGGACAACAAATGAAGCGTATTACAACTATCGGAATATTGGCCGCAAATTGCGCTATTGCTGGTGGTATTGGCTATGCTGTTTTTGAAGCAAAAAAGCAAGTATCTGATACTACTGAGGCAGTAGAACAACTAGCGGAAGAACGTGCTGCAGAAATCGCAGCCGAGCAAGCAATAGAGGTTGCAAGACAAAACGAAGAATTAAAGCAAGTTCAATGTTTAGCAACAAACATTTATTATGAAACAATGGCATCTTCACTAGTGGATGCCATGTCTGTTACAGATGTTGTACTCAATAGAGTAGAACACGAAAAATATCCAGATAATCCATGTGATGTTGTACACCAATCTTATTTGAATGATAAGGGTACACCATTGCTTAATAAATGCCAATTTAGTTGGTATTGTGACGGTAAAGCAGATGAACCTCAAAATCAAAATTCTTGGGATGCATCTGTTAATTATGCTGTTACAATGTATACAACTGGCAAATGGAGAGGCATGACTGAAGGTGCCACACACTATCATGCGACATATGTAAATCCAAAATGGGCAAAAGACTTTACAAAGATTGCTCAAATAGGAGCGCATATTTTTTATAGACATGAAAATTAATGAGTAAAGAAATAAAAGATGCAGCACAGCAACAGGCTGAACAAGCATTTGATGGTTTTATGTATTGGATGAAAAAGGGTACTATTATCTCTTGTATATTTTTAGCGATAGTAGTAGTCGGCTGTAATTCTGGAGTTGAAGATGATCAATATCCAGCATATAATGGTGAACAATATGATCCTCAAGGAATGAGCAAATAATGGTAAAACCCAACTTAGATAACTGGAAATTAAATTTAGAAGATATCCATTGGATCGAAAATGCGCTTGGTTACAGACTACAAAGATTGTCAATGAAAAGACTTACTGTAAAAAAGCAGAGTAGTAAAGATAATATAGATAATGAGATAAGACACATAACAGAACTACAAGGAAAAATGTTTAACCAAAAAGAATGGCGCAGAGCAAAAATAGGTGACACGCCTTACATAAGTGGATAGAAAATGGAAATCATATGGGTATTAATACTAAGTGTATGTACTACAGACAGATGTATCACACAAAATGTTTTAGAAACTAATGCACAAGATAAGTGCATGAATGAAAAAATATTACATGAAGAATTGCCTCAAGATGGTGATTGGAAAACTATCGAATATAAATGTCAACCATTAAATATTGTAGAAACATAAAAATGGATCTTTTTCAGAAACAAAAATTTACTTCACACGCTGGCATTCCTATGGAATGGAAAATTGAAATGGATGCTATATCTGATAAAGAATGGGATTGTTTAGCATCAATGATTATGGACTATCAAAAGGAACCATTTTCAAAGGTTGTTGGTATTCCTAGAGGCGGTGTTAAATTACAAAATGCTCTTCAAAAATATTCTGAGTGGGAACAAAACCATCCATGGTTAGTAGTTGATGACGTATATACAACAGGAACATCTTTCAGAGAATTCTGTACTACAAGAGAAACAATGTTTGCATATAAATGGGTAGTGTTTGCAAGAAAACCTACAGACTCAGATAGTGGCGTAAGAGCCTTATTTACAATGCCAGAAAAATTTGAGCATCCGGGTTATTAATGAGATATAAAGCAATGATATGTATCCGTAGAGGAATACTTGATAACGCTGGCCAAACAGTAACTTATGCGTTACAATCATTAGGCTGGCCCGAAGTGAAAGATGTAAGGATAGATAAGGTGATTGAATTTGATTTAGAAGAAAGCGATTGGCAAAAAGCAGAAGCAATCGCAAAATCTCAAACTAATGAAGTCATGGAATATTATAAGTTGGAAGAAATAAATGAGAAAACCTAAGTTATTAGTTATAGGTCACGGCAGACATGGAAAAGATACTGTATCCGAAATACTATGTAATGATTTTAAACTAAGTTTTATTTCCAGCAGTATGTTTGCTTGCAAAAAATTCATCTATGATGAATTAAAAGACAAGTATGAATACAAATCATTTGAAGAATGTTATGCAGACAGGCATAACCACAGAACAGAGTGGTACGATGCAATTGCTGGCTACTGTGTCGCG